GGTCTGCGCTGCGGCTGCATTCTGTGGCTGCTGCGCCGCTGCCTCGTCGATGGGGACCGTCCCCTGTGCCGCAAGGCGCTGCATCGCAAGCGACTGCGCCTCGTTGTCCGTGACCTCGCGGTACGGGCCATACTGCCGCTCCAGGTCGGCGCGCGCCTGCTTCGTCGCGGCCTCCACCTCCGAGCGGCGCTGCTTCTCCTGCTGGTGCTGCTCGATCTTGAGCCTGTTGGACTCCTGCTCGTACTGCGCCGACTCGCGCTGGTGGTCCTGCCCGATCTGCCGCAGCGCGGGTCCGAGCGTGCGCGAGTCCGCGAGGTTGTGGAGGTGCTGCGCCTGCTGCTCGTCCACGGCGCGCAACTGCGCCTGCTTCGTGCGGCGGTCCATGTTCGGCGCGGACATGATCGCCTCGCGCACCTTCTCCAGCCGCGTCACCTCGCGCCCGGAGATGGAGTTGCTGTCGCGCGCCACCGTGACGAGCGTTGCCCGCGCATCGGGAGTCAGGTTGGCCGCGAAGTCCACCGGCTCCAGCCCATCGGAGACGGGCATGGCCTCGCCGCTGATGGGGTGCTGCGCCGTCTGCATCTGCGAACCCATCGCGCCCTGCCAGCGCGGGCCATCGGGAGTCGCGACGACGCTTCCCGGCTGCGGCTGCGCTGGCCGCTGCATGGGGTCCACCGGCGATGTCCCGCGCGGGCGCAACTTGCTGCCCTGCACGAACTGGCGCTGCGGCCCTTCAAGCGCACCCGGCTGCTGCACGGGAACGCCCTGCGCCGGGACGAGGTCAGGCGAGCGCCGCGCGAACGACTGGCTCCCGCCCGGTCGCACCGTCTGCTGCCCCGGAGCCTGCACGGGGTTGCCGTAGCCCATCGGCGGCAGCGCGCCCGGTCGCATCCCCGGCTGCGGGCCGAGCGAGGGGATTCCCTGCGGCACGGCGCTTGGGGTCATCGGCGCTTCAGTCACCTGTGACTGCGCGAGCGGATCTTCGAGGGGCTTCTTCAGCATGGTGCAATCCTAACTTTCCTTCGGTGTTTCCGTTCCCGCGAACGGCACGATCCTGTTCAGCAGCGCCTTGCGCTCCTTGCACCCGCCGCACGGCTTGATGCCAACCTTCGCCGCCACGCGCTCCACGACATCCCCAAGCCCGCGCATGGGCGGATCAGGCTGCTTCTCCCACGACGGCCTCCATGATCGGCGCTCTCCCGGCGTCATGCGTCCACGCTCACTGACACCGACCATCCGGCCAGCTTGAGGGAACTTCGTGAACATGCCGTGCTGGAACTGCAATCAGGGGCAGGACTGGTGTGCTCGATGTACTCGCCACCGAACGCCTCGCACGCCGACGAGATGTGGTTGTACCCAAGCCCGCACATGAACACCGCCCCAGCCTGGTTGGACAGGTCGGCGCGGATCAACTGGTACGAACCAGGCGCAAGCCCGCAATCGACCTGTGACGTGTAGATGGTGTTCTCGAACCGAAGCACGGCGGCCTGCGAGTGCGTGACATCGAGCGTGTAGTCACCCTGAAAAGGGTAGTAAAGACCCTCGCTTCCGATGACGTTCCCGAACTCGTCGTAAAGATCACAGGCGCAGATGTAGGGCGAACCCTCAAGGAACCCGAACTGCTTCGCGGTCATCGGGAGCGACCACCGCGCCTCAATCGAGACATCTATGAGCGAGCACAGGTTCGGCGTATCGCACGCGCAGTCCTCGCAGCAGCAACCCTTGACGCCGATCCTCATGCCCGCATAGGCGGTCCACGCCGCCTCGCTTGGGTAATAGGCGATGTTCTCGTCCCCGCCGCAATTGCTGAATCCCCCGTCCTCGCCGCAGTTCATCGTGAACTCGAACAGGTTGACGTACTGCTCCGTGAACGTCGTCGTAGTGTTGCCGCAATCGACCGTGCTGGTCAGGTGGCAACCGGACCCGTCCACGGTGAACTCCGTGTAGGACTGCCACGCAACCGCAGCGACGGCATCCGCCAGCCCGGTGAGGAAGACGGTCGTCGGGACTTCCAGCGTGACCGTGTCGGGACAGCACGCAGCGACATTGCCGCCACAGAAGTCCTCGCACGATGTAGGGGTAATCAGGGAAACCGGGTCGCACGCAATTGGATTCGCGGCAACCGACACGCGCACGGTCCTCGTCGGGCACGGGTCCGATGTCGGGCACACCTCCGCCGGGGTCGGCGTGGCCGTGCAACAGCAGACGATGGGCGTGATCGTCAGGCTCATGCCTCGCACTCCGGCGAGATCCAGTTGGGAGCCTCGAACTGGTAGCGGATCGTCCCGCTAGTCGGGCGCGTCACCGTGCTCATGCGGACGATGGCACCCGTGGGGACCGGCTTGAAGATGCTCGCCGTGAACGGCGCGGTGGTCAGGTTGAACTCGCCCGGAGTCACCTCGTCCACCGGGATTCCATAAGCAAGCAGATCGGTGTTGCCAGCCTCCAGCGAGTTGAGCGCACTGCTCCCGCTCCTGCCGCCGGAGAGCACGCCCCACGCTCCCGAGCCAGCGCCGGAGTCCAGCGTCTCCACCTCGCTGAACGAGTAGTTCCAGATCGCGTCGGACCCCGGCAGCGAGTTGCCCGTGATCTTCGCCCAAAAGAACGGCTCGTCGGGCGTGCGGTGCAGGCGCGAGATCGCAGCGGCGATGGCCGGGAGCAGCGCGTCGATCTCCGCGACCACCTTCGCCATCTCGGACAGGCCGCGCCAGAAGTCCGTGCTGAACGGGTTCAGCCTGACGGCGAATGTGTTCGCGTTGAACATCGGTCAGATCCCGAAGGGGGTGTTGAAGTTCGCGGTCGCGAGGACAGTCTCGTTCGTCACCTTCCATGCCGTGCTGACGATGGCGAGCTTCTGCTCACCGAACGCAGGCGCGCCCGTGAAGTTCCATGTCCCCTGGAACGGGAACCCCGTGTTGGTGCGCGAAATGAACTCGCCACCGTCAAAGCGCAGCGTGCCGGATGCGAAGGTGATCCCGGCCACGGTGCATGATGCGTTGTTGAGCTTTCCGGCGAGCGCGACGATGGTCGCGGTCATCGGGTTGGTCGCGAGCTGCTTCGGCACGCCCACGCGGATGACCGGGCGCATGAACACATAAGGCTGCGGTCGCACCGCGAGGTTCGCCAGCGCAGCCCCGTCCTTCAAGGTGCCGCCGCTCGCCGTGGGCGGCGGAAGCCCGTCGCTCCCGATGGCACCGACCGTGTAGCACTGCGACGCCTCGTAGCCGAGCCGATACTCCGCCAGCGTGTTGAACGCCGTGCCGCCCCACCCCGACTGCCCTGCCCATGAGTAGACCGCCGTGGCGCGCCACCGCTTCGGTCCGAGGCGCGAGGCGACGATGAACTGGAGCGGGAGATCCGTGATCTCGTTGTGGTAATCGCTTCCGAACGAGGTCTTTACCGCAGTGATGACCCCTAGCCGGGTTCCAGCCGTGTCGTCCGTCTCCACGAAGCACGACCGCGTTGCGCGCTCGCCGTTCGCGCTGGCATAGCCCTGCGCGAGTTCGGTCCCTTCGTGAGCATCAGGGATGACGGTGTATGCGGTTGGCATGGGATCACTGGAGGATCTGCTTCAAGGTGTCGCGAATGTCAGTCACGACGACGAGGATCTGGTGCAGCGCCTCCGCGCTTGCGTCCTCTCCCTGCCCGACCGACTGCTGCACCTGCGCGCCATCGTTGCCGCCGCTCGGCGCTGCCATCACAGGGTCGGCAGGGATCGGCTCCGACGCCTGCTGCTGGTGCTTCATGTACTTCTCGTAGTCCGTCAGTTCGGTTTGGTCGAACTGCTGGGAGAAGATGGGGTCCTTGTTGGGAAGCCCACTCATCAGGTCTGCGTCCCGCAGAGGGCGAACTGGATCATGCCGACGACGTATCCCTGCGTCTTGCTCGACTCGATGGCGACACGGGCGATGACCCCACGCAGCGTCATGGCCGCTCCAGTTCCGCCCGCGTTCGCCCCGCTGCCGCCGTTGTAGACGAGGGCAATCGGGAGTCCCGCATTCGTCGTGTCCTCAAGGACCACGCTCGTCGCCAACTGGACCGCCGTGTCAACGGTCAGGTAGCCGAGCACCGTGATGGTGCCGGACGCAAGCCCGGTCTTGCCGAGCCTGCGTCCGTCACTACCGCTTGTCGCGTCGAAGATGTCCGCGATGGCGTCCAACTTGAAGTTGTAGACCAGCATGGTGAACGGGAGCGACCCACCTGAATAGGTGAGCGCCCACGCACCTTGCGAACCCGACTTCTTTAGCGTCTCGGCCATCGGTCAGTCCGATCAGTAGGGGATCAGCTCACCGTCAGGACGGTCCACGTCGGGGACGTGACAGTTCCGAGGTTCACATAGACGGTCGTGGTGGAGTTGGTGCCTGCGGTGTTGATGCAGATTGCGCCCTTGATCCAGCCCTTGTCCGTGGTGTTGGAAGGGACCCCGTTCTTGATGAGGATGACGCCCCCGCCGTAGTCCGAGGTCGATCCGGCGTTCAACATATCGAAACCATTGTGTCCAGGCATTGTGTCGCCTCCTTATGGCGTATAGGTCGTGACCGAGTTCCCGTCTTCGTGGAGCGGGTTCCAATTGACGATGTCGCTTGTCCTGTCCCCGTTGTATCCGATGTTCCCCGAAAGCGAACCGCGATCAAGCATCACGCTCGACGCGAGCGCCTGCGGCCACAGCACGCTGCGGTACTCCGACTTCTCCGTGACCGCGTACTCCTCCGCGATGGCGAGGCACGATGCGCGGATCGCAGCCGAGTGGTCCGTCGCCCCCAGCGGGCAGTCGCTCGCCGTGGTCATCAACTGCGGCAGCACCTTGTAGGTCATCCGCACCGCGTACGCCTGATCGGGCAGCGGCCACATGACCACCTCCTGCCGCGTGCCGGTGCCTCCGCTGGTGGGCCATGTCTTCGGGCGGATGGCGAACATCTGCGGCGCAGCCACCTGCCCGCCGATTGCGCCAGAGGCCACCATGCGAAGGTGCTCGTCGCTGTCCTGCCGCAAGTAGCCGTTCATCGCGCCCATGCCGTAGGTGACGTTGCCCTCGATCCCTCCGAAGTCGTCCGGGAGCGCGCGCACGCCGTCGTAGAAGGTGATCGTCGCCCCGACCGCTGGCGCTGCGCTAGTGTCGTCCAGCGTGAACCCGTTGTTGCTGTCGCGGACGGCGATGCTGTAGAGCTGCCCCGTTCCGCCGAACCGCACGGCGCACCCGGCGATCCATGTCGGGATGTTCTCGTTGCCGGTGGTCGTGACGTAGCCATCCACGCAGGAGACGACCACGTCCTCCATCGCCACGGGCGCGTTCAGCACGATGACGTAGGACTTCCGCAGGAACGACCAGCGGTGCGTGATCCGGTCGCCCGCGAGCGGCGGCGGGTTGTAGAACTGCCGCAGGCCGCGCGCCATGATCGCGTCGATCTCGTACTTCTGCTCCGTGGACAGCCCTGCGTACAGCCCGGTCGCGGCGTTGCCGAACGACATGAACCGCGCAAGGTCGTTGCGAAGCTCGCCTACCGTCATCGTCAGGGTGGATTCAGCCACCGATCAGACCCAGCCCTTCTTCTTGGCGTAGAGGTAGCCGCCGACCGCGACGAGCGCGACGCAGCCGCAGATGATGATGCCGGTGCCGAACGAGATGTCAGCGAGGATGGGACTCATGCTTTCTCCTTGTTGATGTGCGACTTGATGATCGCGATGCCCTTCTTGGCGGTCATGGACATGGACGCCGAAGCGGTCCCGTTGTGGCCGAAGATGCGCTCGCGCTCCGCCTCGGGCAGCGCGGGCTTCACTTCCGTCTGGACGAGTACCGCAGTCTCCGTGGCCGTGTCGCGCCAGAACTTCGCCTTCCACAGCGCGACGGCGAGGAAACCCATTGCACCCACCGCCATGATGCCGAAGCCGATGGCGGAGAACACGGCGATCTGCTGGCCGTAGTAGGTCGCCGCCCACGCGAACGACAGGCACAGCATCCCGACGACGATCAGTGAGGTGCCGATGGAGTTCTTCAGGAACACCAGCACGACGAAGCCACCGACGAGCAGCAGGCCACCAAGTGACCCAATGCCGAGGGCGACGTTGCCCATGAGGTGGACCTGGCGCACCTGCTCGGCGTCCTGCGCGCGCTTGTGGTCCTCGGCGGCGCGGTCCATCTCGGCGTCGTGCCGCAGCTTGCGAGTCTCCGCATCGACCACGGCGGGCGTGCGCGGGGGTTCCGCCTTCTGCACCGTGTCGCAGCCGATCAGCGCGCGCATCACGATGGCACAGGCCAGCAGCGTGATGGAGACGCGATAGATGATCTCCCACGCGGCGGTCATGGCTTCTCCTCACGCATGGTGGCGACCTTCGACCCGTGCGCGTTGTCGGCTGCGTCCTCCAGCCTGCCGAGCCGCTGGTCGATGCTCTTGAACTGCTGCGCCGTCACCTGAACATAGGTCGTGTAGCCGCTCACCTTGTCGTTCAGGTCCTTCCACACCAGCCACACGGAGCCGATGATCGGGGCCGTGAACGCCACGACCACGCCGATGACCTTGCACCATTCGAGGAGCGTGGCGGGGAGGTTGACGATGAAGTGCGGCTTGCTGCTCATGGTCAGGGGTTCGCGGGGTCGTTGAGTTCGTCGGCGTCGTACTGCGGATTGGTGTCCACGTCCATGTCATCGGTGAACGCAGCCACTTCCTCGTCGGTCGCGGGCGCATAGGTCTTCGTCACCTTGTCGTACCTGTCGCGGACGTTGGCGTACTCGTTGGGGGCGCAGCCATTGCGGCGCGTCCGGACCCACTTGCCGGGGACGTTCGCGCGCAGCCACGCGAGCCCGCCATTGTTGGGGATCGCCACGACCTGGCGCACGATGCCGCGCTTGGAGATGTTCGCTGCGTACTTCATGCGCTGCCCTGTCCAGCTCCCGCAGCGAACGTCGCCGTCCCGCTGCCCTTGAAGTAATAGATGGTGTAGGCACCGATGGTCTGGTTGGTGTCTGCACCGGTGATCGTCCATGCAGCCGTGAGGACGCGGATCATCACGATGCCGACAGCGCCAGCGGCTCCGTTGACTCCTGCCCCAATGGAGCCCGAGCCACCGCCGCCGCCGCCGGAGCCAGTGAATGCAGAGCCCACGGTGGCCGGATTCGAGGTGTTCAGGCCGCCCGTGCCGCCCACGCCACTGCCGCCAGCGGGCTGGCCTCCAGACAGGCATCCACCACCACCACCGCCTGCGTAATAGGTGCCGTCGAGCGCGAGGTAGCCAGCGCCGCCCGTGGCCGCACCGCTTCCGCCAGCCGCGCCGGTTGCACCGTATCCACCACCGCCACCGCCGCGATACGGGCTGGCAGCGCCATAGGCGCCACCGTCATTGCCCTGTGAAGCGGTGCCCGTTCCCGCTCCCTCGCTTGCATTGCATGTCCCGCCGCCGCTGCCGCCGTTCGTCGCGCCCGAACCGGCACCGTTGCCACGCCCGCCGCCGCCGCCACCGACAGCGGTGGTGAGCGAAAGGCCAGCCACCGACGAATTGCTGCCGCTGGAGCCGCGCACGCCAGTAGTGCCGCCTGCGCCGCCTGCGCCCACAGTGACCGCGTAGCCGGTCGCAGCGACCGTGACGCCCGTCGCTACGACGACGCCGCCAGCGCCACCACCACCGCCGCCCCAGCTGCTCGACGCCGTGCCGCCACCGCCGCCGCCGCCAGCGATGATCTCAAAATCGGCCAGCAGGTCGCCGGGGTCGAGCGCAGAGCCGCTGCCCGACAACGCGCCAGCGCGCGCCCTGCGCGGGTCACGCGACTCGAACCTGCCGAAGTTGACCGCGCGCAGGCTTGGCATGGCGTCAGAGCGTCTTCATCAGGAAGTTGCCGTACGGCGTGCCAGATGCCGAGGTCGCCACCAGTTCCACCAGTTCACTGCCAAGCGTGTCAACGACGAGGCTCGCAATCGACTTGTAGGTCGAGGTGGTCGTGATGACGCGGGCGTTGGCGCTGCCCGAGTTCACGGTGATGGTGATGCTGGGGTAGAGCGTCTGATCAGCCATTCCGCTCGGGATCGCCACCGATCCATGCGGCGTGAAGTCCGCTTGGCACAGGAGCGTCGGCACCCAGATCGTGTCGGTGGCGTTCTTCTGGTAGCGGTCCCAGCCGATGCAGCGCACTCCCGTCAGGATGCTGGTGGACGACGAGAGCGGGATGAACCGGATGCAGTTGTCCGCGCCGCCGCCGACCCAGCCATCTGCGCTGGTGGCGGGAGCGGTTGCCGTAACGGATCGCTCCGCGACGGTGGACGACATCGTGATGCTGACCGGGAACGCGAGTTTCCACGGCAGGGTTGCAGTTTCCAAGAACATCGCGATCCTCCTTGATGTCGAGGCGAATCCTCCCTGCGGGTGTCACGCCGCAGGGAGGGGAGTTGCTATCAGCGCGGGGTGAAGGACAGTTCCGTCCAGTCCAGCGAGAGGGTCTTGTCGGCGGTCGCGTACTTCGTGCCGTACGTCTCGTAGAGGGCCACGTCGGCGGGGATGCCGGTGGTCTGCTCCCCGACATAGACGCCGTTGACGTAGAACTTGCAGGAGGTCGTCCCCTGCACGACGAAGCCGATTCGGACGTAGGTGTCCGCAACGGTCGTCGCGCCGGTGATCGCGGTCGGGATCGTGGCACCGTCGCCAGTGATCCCCTTCACCGTCGAGGTGGTGAACACGAACCCGATGCCCTTCTGCGTTCCGTTGAACACGCCGGTCGCCGCGACCACGGGAAGCGTGCCCGAGGTGTCGGAGAGTCCAACGAACGCGGACCCCGTGGTCCCGATGCTGCTCACCTTGCAGTAGCACTCGAAGGTGATGGTGCGTCCCGCCGTGGCCTTGACCACCGGGTTGATGCTGTAGACGTGAGCGTCGGCGGTGCTGGTCGCAATCGTCATGACGCCCGACTCCACCGCAGCGGTCGTGACGGTACCTGCCGTGACGGTCCACATCAGGTTGGTCGCCGTGACCTTCGAGAAGAAGTCGTCGAACTTGGTAACGGCGTCGCGCGGGTTGAGCAGCGCCGAAAGGCGGGCGCTGTCCTTGACCGCCCCGGCGTTGTAAGTGGTGATTCCCTGTGCCATTGCTGATTCTCCTTGTGCTGGTGGTGTGCGTCAGATCGCGGCGGTGCCGCTGGCGATGACGAAGTTCTGGCGGCGGTTCGTGCAGCGGAGCTGCATCGAGGTGTCAACGTGGACGTTCACGACATCGTGCTGCGTCGGGCTCGTCACGATCTTCTCCTTCATGAAGCGACCGCTCTGGATCACGAACTGCATCGTGCTCCAGTCGAGGCCGTACACGGGGTTGCCCGCCACGCTGTCGAGCTGGCTGACGTACTCCACCGGGCGACGCGCGAACAGAACCGCGCCGTCCATCGAGTTCAGGTCCTTGCCGAGGTTCTGGTTCTGCGCCTCAAGCGCGTCCTCCAGCAAGGTGATGACCTCGATGTTGGTGTAGTACCCGTAGTCCTGCGCGCCGCCGTAGGGAGCGCCGGGGGTCGGTGCCACGAAGTTCGTCAGGCGGTTCGCCCGCTTCATCTTCTTGATGAGGTCGGTCTTCGTGACGCTGGTGTACGAGCAGGTGTAGTTGTTCCACCGGTCGTAGGTCGCGCTCGCGAGGCCACCCGCGCCAGCCGTGAAGCCAGCCGGGTCGCCGCCGAGGAAGCCGCCCGTGGTGCCAGCCGCGACGCTGCCGGGATAGACGACGTAGTAGGGGATGCCGAAGAAGTCCAGGCTCGTGGTCGAGCCGCTGTTGCGCCACGAAATCGCCTCGCACAGCTCGGGGAGCGAGGTCATCGCGTCGTTGCGCCGGACCTTGATGAGATCGACGATCTGCGAAGCGCCGCCGTTCATCAGCGGCTCCTTCTCGTCGAAGGAGTAGTTCGTGGTGAGGAAGCGCCACGGTGCGGTGGCGGTCTGCATCACGTCGGACACGTTGGGGGCGTCCACGTTGAACAGGCCGACCGAGCGCGCCGCGCCGCTGTTGCGGACGACGATGTTCCACTGGAGCGCGGTGCCGCTCTCGATGGTGATGCGCTCGCGCGTCATCAGGTTCTTGTAGGCCACGAAGTTGTTCTTCGCGGTGCCGAGGTCGGTGAACCGGGCGCGACCGAGATCCTTCAGGGTCGTAGTGACGAGATCGAGGATGTCAGATGCAGCGATAGCCATGACTGGCTCCTTGTGATTGGGGTGTGTACGGGCAAGGAAAGCTCGACCAGATCAGGTGTCAGCGAGCGCGTTCAGCGAGGAGCCGTTGCACGGACTCAATCGCCTTCGCTCGGCCAGCGGGCAGGTCAGACTTCGCGCCGTTGGGACGGGCGATGATCTGTCCGGACCGCTCCTCGACCTTCGCGGCGGTTGCCCGCTGCTTGGCGAGGATCACCTTCTCCCCGTGCAGCGCACGGAGAGCCTGCTGGAACGCATCCTTCGTCGTGGGGACCGCGCGCTTCTCGGCGCGGGCCTTCGACTTGATGCGCTCCGTCTCCTCGACCATCTGCCGACGCATGAGGCGCGCTGGGCTGTTCTCCGCGAGGTCACCGGCCACGATGTCACGACCACCGAAGGTGGAATCGAACATCGGGTCCAGTCCCGCAAGGAGCCCGTCGAGCGCGCCTGCATCGACCGAGGGAGCCTGCTTGGACGGGGAGGGAACGGCAAGCCGCTCCTTCATCGCCTTCGCGAGCGCCTGCATCCCCCGCATCGCCTCCGGATCGACCGCGTCGTCCGGGTTCGCTGCGAGGATTGCGTCGAGTTCAGGGGAACCTGGGATCTCTCCCGCATCGGTGGTTGCTCCACCGGCCAATCCAGCCGTCGCGGCCTCTGCCGCCGCCACGGCCCGTCCGTCGCCCTCCACAGCGGCCTTCCGCTGGAGAATCGCGATGAACTTCGCGAGCGAGGCGTCGTCGCCAATGCTCGCGATCTCGTCATCCGTCAAGCCAGCCGCCTTCGCGGCCTCGGTCGCCTCGGTCGCCTCTCGGACGACCTTGGCTGCCCGTTCCGCTGCAATCTCCGCGTCTACTCGCGCGGTGATCTTGCGGTCCTGCAAATGGAGGTCGAGGCTGTCGAGGTCTTCGGATGACGCGGCCACGACGGGCGTTTCAGCCTTCGTGTCCGTACCGAAAATCTCGTCAAGGTCGCCAGCCATCTAGTTCCTGTCGTGGAATCCGTGCGCCTTCAGGTACTTGTCCTTCTGCGCCTTGTTCTCAAAGATAACAGATCCCTCGGGGGAATATCCCACATTCACCCCCATTTTGCGGTCATGGGCCATTTGGTCCTTGACTTGACTCGGGTGGACCGCCAGCGCATCGCACTCCATCGGCCAGCCCTTCGACGCGGGAAGCCCCTTCGTCGAGTGCTCCGAGACGATGTCCCGCCGCAGCGTCTTCCCATTGTGGCGCAGCGTCCCGTCAGGCTTCTCGCGCCTCATCATCTCCGCGAAGGGCATGGAAATCTCGACCAGGTTCCCCTTCTTGTCGCGGTAGAGGTAGATCACTTGCCGCCTCCGGGCGCGCCCATCGCCGCCATCGCCGCGTACTCCTTCGCCTGCCCGCCCGATCCCGTGCCGCTCACGCTCTCGCGGACCTGCTTGCGCGTGGTCACGGGCGACTGGAGCGGGCGCTCGCCCGATGGTGCGCCTCCGGCCTGCCCTTGCATCGCGCGCTTCTCCTCGGGGGTCATGTCCACGATGATCTGCTTGATCTCCGGCATCGTCGAGTAGTCCGCGATGATCCCGAAGTAGCCGTCGTAGTCCACCTTCTTGCCCTGCGCCGCGAGGCTCGCGGAGATGGGGATGATCTGCGTCGTCATCAGCTCCGTCAGCCGAGCCACGCGCTCCGAGGGCGTGAGGCTCTGCATCGAGTACGGGGCGACGCTCACCTCGTAGTCCTCGATCTCGCCCTCCCTCATGTCGGGCGTGACCTCGTGCATGAACTCCCAATCGGTCCCCGGCACCTTCTTCTTCACGCGGTCCACCGTCACCGGATCGCCCCACACCCACATCCCGATGGCAGACACCGCGCCGGTCGTGAACCGCATCGCAGTCTCCTGCATGTCCGCGATCTGCATATTGCTGGCGCGGGCGATCATCGACTCCTGACCGACCGTGTTGGCCTGCCTGCTCAACCCGCCCAGCGCGTCGAGGTTGCCGCCGAAGTACGAGGAAAGGTCCTTGGCCTGCATGAGGAACGCGAGGCTCGGGCCGTCCGCGCCGCCGTAGCGGTGCTCGCTCACCTCGCCCTCGCCACGGATGATCTCGCCGTCCTTCGCGTCCCGCACGTTCTTCGCGTCCGCTTCCCCGCCGCCCTGGTAGACACCCACCGTCTTCTGCCGCTCGACCTGGTTGGTGATCTTGTTGAACACCTTGTTCATCAGGGAGTGGAGATCGGCAAGCGTGCTCACCGGGCTGATCGGCATGAGGTTCGACGGCGGCGACTCGAACGAGAGGACGTGGTACGGCCCGTGCTGCGGCCCCTTCCACGGGATCACCTTCACCACGCGCCCGCTGGAAAACCCGCCATCCGGGCCGGCGACGACCATCACGATGCAGTTGTCGATGGGGCACCACACGTCCCACATCCGCGCCACATCGACGTAGCCGCGCTCGCCAGCGTCGTCTCCGGCGGTCAGCGCCGTCACGCGCTCGTCGCCCTGCTCGTTGTTCGTCATCGCGGACTGGATCGGCGTGACATCCTTGATGCCCATTGCCTCCAGCGCGTCAATCGTCATCTCGTAGGAGTCACCGAAGAACTGCACGCGGTCCCAACTCGCCGCCCTCATGTCCCACACCGCGTCATCGAGGTCCACGCAGTCCGCGAACACCTTGCCGGGGTCCTTGCGGGTGCCCAGCTGCGTCTCGAACTCCTTGCCGCTGGGAGCCAGCCCGATCTTCATGATGCCGGGACCGAACATCGAGTGCGTCGTCACCTCGCGCAGCGAGTCCTCGAACTTCATCTTCCGCAGGCGCGAGTTGAGCACCAGTTCGTAGTCGTCGGCCACAGGAGCCATCGACGGGTCCATCGGCACGACGAGCGCCTGCGGGCTGCGCGCGGCCACCTGACGGCGGTAGATCGTCGTCGCGAGGCGCATCAGGTTCAGGGGCGTCTTCTGCCGCGCCACGGCGTCGCCGTAGGACTGGCCCACGAACTGCCTGACGAGCGTGCGGCGCTGCTCCCGGAACGGCTGCATCTTCTGTCGCGACCGGGCCAGCGCGTCAAGGAGCCGCTGCACGCGCTCATTGTTCACCCCGTCCACATGGGGCGGGGCGAGCCTCGACGAGCCGGGTTCCTTGCGGTTCTTCGCCATTCAGTCCTCCGCCTCCTGCGCCTCCCTCTCCTCGCGCTCGGCCTCCTCGAAGCGCCACGCCATCGAGCCGGGTCGCACCACCGGCGCAGGAGGGGGGAGCCTCTGCGCCTTGACCATCTGCATGACTTTCCAGCATAGTGCGTCAGCGGTCGGACGGTCCCCGTGATTGTCCTTCGCGCCCGTGGGATCTTGCGAACCCGTCGCGCTCCCGTGGATGACGATGCCGCTGGCCGTGTTCACGATCTGGAGGCATTCCTCCAGCGCGTCGGAGTCGCGGTTGACGAACGCCCGCGTCGAGAGCGCCTTGCGGTACTCGTAGTACAGCGCCTTCCGGTTGTCCGTGTTGTTGGGGCTCCAGCCGGGGATCAGGCTCGCCGCCGACTTCTTGATCGGCCTGCCCATGTTGGCGCCCCACATCACCTTCTCGTTTCGCTCCCAGTAGATCCGGCTGGACTGGTAGCCCGACTTGACCACCGCCACGCCGAAGTTCCGGCCCGGACCGGGGTTCTCCCAGATGAGCATGGCGTGGTTGAACCACCGCGCCAGCGCCACGGCGTAGACCCCCGCTTCGTGCGGCTGGATGTTGGGGTCCACCAGCGCGGCCATCTTCTCCCCCGTCGTCCCGCTGCCCACGCTGATCGCCGTGTTGCTGGCACCTGTCCCCGCCGCCACGTCCGCGCCCACCCCGTAGGACCCCTGCGGGACCATCCCCTCCTGATCGGGCCGGAACCACAGTTTCAGCCGCCCGTCGCTCCTGGCAATGAAGTCGCCCGGTTCCCCGGTGTCCCGGTCGTGCAGCAGCTCCCCGACGAGGTCCGGCGGGCGGGAAGTCTCGCGCACCAGCTCCGCGATCATGGGCCGCTCGAAGAAGTTGTAGGACGCCGCCACCTCGTCCATGTCGATCTCGCGGGCGATCTCCACCTTGTTCGCGCAGAGGATCATCTCCTCGTCGCGCCACGGCGAGGACACCTTGCCGCTGCGGTCGAACTTGTAGTCAGGCGGGAACTCGTACCCGTTGGGGTCCAGCACCTCCACTCTGCCCGGTGGCACCCACTTGTAGAGGCCGACCTTCTTCACCGGGTGGACCCACCACGGCATGACCACCTCGCGCATGGGCATCTTGAGCACATGCGCGAAGGCACCGTCCGCGTCCCCGAGCGTCGAGTTGAAGATCCGCAGGCGCGAGGTGTCGCGCGTGGACGCCAGCGCACGGAAGCCATCGGCTGCGTGCTTCACGGCGGCGAACTCGTCCAGCAGGACCACGGTGCGCCGGTCGCCGCGCCCCACGTCGCCGGTCATCGCCTCGCCCACGATGGAGGACCCGTTCTCGTTGTTGGAGAGCCGGTTCTCCGTGCGCGACATCCTCGGTCGCAGGAACCCCGGCAGCGCGCCGATCATGAAGTCGAGCCGCTGGAAGATCGCCTTGTCGTTGCCCGACTGATCGACGTACTCCTGCGTGCGGCTGGTGCCGAGCGCGCTGAAGTCGTCCATGAACAGCCAGCAGTGCGCGATCATCCCGAGAATCAGCCACGACGCGCCCATGTCGCGCGACTTCTTGATGCGGACGTCCGCGCGCCCGGTGCGGCTTGCCTCCAGCGCGTCGAACAGCTCCCCGAGCGCGTTCACCTGGTAGTCCCACAGGATGAACGGCAGGACCGGCGTGTCGAGGTTGCGCGGGTCCTTCGTCCATCCGAAGGTGGAGAGCAGGAACGCGGGGTCCTCGCGGCACATCGCTGTGAGCGTGGCCTTCATGCCGGGAACGTCACGCGCCATGCGGAGGCAGTCGCGGCGGAAGCCGAGGTTCTGCACCATCCCGGCTGGCACGTCCGAAACATATTTGAACTCCGTCACCGCTCCCTGTCCTCCAAGCAGAACAGGCACACGACCAGCAGCGCGATGACGATGACGGCGTCGATCACGGCTTCGCCTTCGCGTTCTTGCGCGCCGCAGCCAGCACCTTCTCTATCAGCGCGAACTCCGCAGCCATGTCGCTGCGCTGGCGCTGCATCGCGTCCATCTCGCTGCGCGACGGCATGACGAGCGGCAGCAGGCGCGTGTAGAACGACGACTCGTTCGCGGGGCTCTTGTGGACCCACGCCAGCATCTTGCGCGCGTTGGGGCCGGGGCAGGTCGCGTCATCGACGATGGCCTCCGGGTCGTCGGGATCGCAGATGTTGTCCGCGACCCACAGGATCGCAGCGGCTTGGTTCGCGCCAGCCGTGAACTCCGCTGGCAGCGGCCTCTCGTCTACTCCTTCGGGATCTTCCTCGGCCATTCGCTCCCGCCTCCGATGTACTCCGCGACAAGCGATCCGCCCACCATGATGTCGCCGCTCGGCGCGTTGCAGGTGACGATGACATCCATCGCCTCCAGCGAGGCGCGCACGCTCCCGCACGACCATGCTGCGAAGGGCGTGTACTCTCCGCCCTCGGTCTGGATCTTCACCGGGTTGTCAGCGAATGCGATCTTCGACGGACGAATGAACATCACCGCACTCTCGTCGGCGCTGGCGACCCCGCCGTGGTCGATCCACACGATGCGCCTGCTCATGGCTGCTCCTCCGGCTTCGCGGCCTGCTCCTGCGCCTTCTTCTTGTCCTTCTGGATCTTCCGCAGTGCAAGCCCCACGCTCGCCGCCTTCGACAGCGGGTTCAGCATCTTCCCCGTCTCGCGCTCCTTCGCGGCAGCGTTGATCCGCTGTGACACCAGCGCCGCATGGAACGGGACCAACTGCTTCTGCAAGCGGTCGATCTCGGCCTGCTGGTCAACGATGATTCGCTCCGCCTTCGCCTGCGCCTCCTGCGCCTTCCCGATGCGCTCCGCCGAGGACTGATCCCTTTCCCGGAGGACCTGGATCTCCCGCTGGCAGCGTTCGATCTTCTCCTCCAGCGCGTCCATGTCCCTGTCGAGTCCGTTCTCCTTGGGCATGGGGGAATAATACCCGGACGGCCATCCCTTGACAAGCCGCGACTTGGCGGTATGCTCTTGGCATGGCAACTGCAACGAAGGCGAAACCCGCACGCATCCGCAAGCCCGTCGATGTCGGCACCGACGCGTACGCCAAGCTCCGCGAGCTGGCGAAGGCCCATTCCCGCGATCTCCAGGGCGAGGCGAGATGGCTCATAGCCGAGGCGCACCGCCGCATGGGAGGGAGGCGGTGAG